TAGCTATTAATATGATTGCTGCTATTGCTGCTGCTATTGCAATAGGAACAATGCCAAACGTAGAAACTACTTGACCGATAACGCCAATTAATCCACCACCGCCTTTTAGAATATCGATTAGTGTTCCTATGTGTCCAGCAAATCCAAGAACTGCGCTTGATATAGTTGCAATTAAAGGAACTATCTTTGATGTAGCAAACGCTGTAACTAATGCTGTCCCAATGGCATCAACAATCCACTGATGTTCACCGAGGAAATTAAACAAGCCAGCAAGTACATTAATAAGTGCCGGAAGACCGCTCTCTATCAGCCATGTAAGCATCGGTAATATAATGTTCGTATACAATCTTTCTAAGAAACTTCCAATAGCTTCTATCAGCGGTGACATAGATTCAAACAGATTCTTAATCGAATTAAGTAACGGGTAAAAGTTCAACGATCCCGCCCACTGAGCCGTATCCCACACAAGACGATTGATGATATCAAGTACCTTTTGGAAAGCGTCTGCTATAGCCTGTATAATGGCCGTTCCTACGGCGTTTTTATTCCAAGCTATATTTAATTGCCTTGCGATATTCCCGACCGTTGTAAGCAGTCCCTGTGCGATCTGTAACATGGTAGACAGTATCTGTGTGCCTGTATCATTCGTCCAGACTTCCAACATACTACTGCCGACACTCTTTGCAAGTGCTCCAAGCTCCGATAATGCATACTTAGCAGCATCAATTGTGTTCTTTCCCTCACGCTCCCACGCTTCTTTGAACGGTTGGAATATCTGCCCCAGTACATCCTTGATTTTTTCGAAAATCGGCGGTGCATCTATTGGAACTTCTTCAAACATTTTGCTGATCGGTGTTCCGTTTACATCGGATCCAGACGGTGTTGTGTCGGTATCCTTATTTGTTGTGTACCGATTAATTTCATCGAGCGGTGACAGGTAGTCTTTCGCTGCTTTTGTGGCTTTCTTCGTAGACTTGGCGGTCTTGTCCAGACTGGCAGCATAATTTTTTTGTACTGCCAGTGCCTTTGTGTATGTTTTATTCCCGGCAAGATACCCGAAAAACATCCCTACATAAGTTATGGCTGTGCTGATAAGGTCAATGAATCGTGACAGTATCGGTGTCACAACTTCCAGAATCGGACTGAAAGCTGTAGCAAATGCATTTTGCAATCTGATAAGGCTCCCCCACAAAGTAGATATATTTGCGTTTGTGGTTTTGGAATATTGAGCGAGATTATTGAATCCGCCTATTATTCCTTGTGTAAGAGCACTAAGAATTCGAAAAACACTGCTAAACAACACAGACATCGTAAGCATTCTTCCGATACTCATTCTTGCTGATCCGGCTGATTTACTAGCGTCTTTAAATGACCTACTCAGTTTTGAATTGGAATTTGCAGTTTTG